TTGCGCGCCTTTCCAGTTCGCCTGCGACAAACTCACTCCCGCGATGTGCGACGCCTGCCGTATTGATTTGCACCTTGCCACAGCGCGTGGTGATATTGGATAGCCATCCGTCATTGATCAGCCGCAGGATATCTGCTTGATACGCGATGTGGTGGAATATCCTATCATCGCCTTTGTGGATCCATCCGGATGACAGCCGAAACGGAGTTGCGCTTAGGCCGATGACGCGCATATTTGGATTCATCAACAGCAACGTTGCAAGCGTCTTTTTGTAGCGCGTTCCTTCGTCGGTGCTGATTGCGTGGCATTCGTCAACCAGGACAATGTCAAACGCATCGCGCTTGTGTATGTGCTTGTCGATTGACTGGATACCGGCAAACACAATCGGATCGTGCAATTCCTTGCGTCCAAGCCCTGCCGAGAAAATACCAACCGGCGCAAGCGGCCACAATGCCAGTAACTTGTCAACGTTCTGTTGAACCAGTTCTCTGGTATGCACCAGCATTAGAATGCGCGCGCCCCATTCGGTATGCAACCGGCGCACAAGCTCAGCCACTACGATGCTTTTACCTGATCCAGTCGGCAAGCTGATAACGTAGTTTCCGTCGATACCTGCCGCCCATGACGAAAATATAGAATCAACCGCCTCTTGTTGGTAGTCTCTTAAAACCATACCGTACCTCTCTACTCAAGCCCGGTGCAGGAATTGCACCTACGTATACCTTGTTTAAGCAAGGCGTTTTACTGCTAAACTAACCGGGCATAAGCCCCCGAAGGGGCAATGATCAGAATATCTCCTCCTGCTTTGGAGCTTCAGGAGCAGGCGGCAAAACGGTAGGCCGTGCCATCCAAGGCTGTGCCTGCGTATTGGCCTGCGCAGTAGCGGCTTGCTGGGCAGGCTGTGCGGTGGTAGTCTTGCCGATTGGTTTCCATCCGCTGATCTTGTTCTGTGCGTCGTAGCCATCGGCGGCAGGCTTTATGCCGACATTGATCAAAACAGGGATATTGTGGAACTCCACGGTATCCTTGGCATTGGGCTTTCCGGTTGCCAGACGAATGCTTGCCATTTCGCGCTTGGCAATGCTGACCGCCTGTTCGTTTTTGTTCCACAGGTTAAGGTTAGCCCAAAGCTTGCGCTTTTTGTATTTACCTTCCACGATTTCCACCTCAAGCTTGATATACTTGCCGGTGTAATCCTTGGTCTGCTTGATTTCGCTAAACACGATAATGGCGGTATACTCGCCAACCGGGATCGGGGAAAAATCATCTTGCGGCTCAACACCGTTCATGTCTACGTCAGAAAATCCAGCCATTTACTTTACCCTCAATGATTTAGTTTGCACCAGCTTACAGCCGGCGATTTCGATGCCATCAAGCAATGCCTGCCTGATCTTGGTTTTGTCAGCCTCGACCTTGACGCGCTGGTATTCTTCCGGCACGTCTCCATCTACTTGCACTGACTGCGGATTGTTTTGGATTCGTACCGAAAACAGCGCGCCTTTCACGCTATCCACGCCTATGCCTTCCATCTCATGGAGCATGTACTCGCACAGGCGGTCGATTTTGTTTTCAAGCGCCTTGCGCCGGTCGTCCAGCCTGGCGCGTTCCTCGGTTATTGCATCGGCTTCGGCCTGCGCGTTGCGCAAGACCATGCAACAGTTTTCGATCTTTTCAGTCAGGCTGACCTGAAGCCCGGCGTACAGGTCGGCGAACGCCTGTACGTCATCATCTGATTCAAGGTTGATTTCATCCAGTGCCTTGAACTGGTTTGATATTTCGTACAGCTTCACAGGAAAGCACCGAAAGGATTCACGTCTTTGGTGAACACCAGATCTTGGTCGATGCCGAAGCGGTTCTTGCTGATGTGGCTGGCAGTCGGGTAACAGGTGATAACGCGTTCGCCGGAGTCAACCGCGCGCTTTTTGTCGCCTTCGCCAGTCGTAAACATCTTCAGCTTGATGAACGCCACGATGTCCACATTATCCGAATAGTGACTGATTGACTTATTGTTCATGCGGATCGTGTACCGCATATACGGCTCCTGGTCTGGACTGTTGACTGTTTCGCTATCGGCGTGGGCAATGAACACAATGTGCATCCCGCGCATTTCTTGCAACTTGCGGCATTCGTCGCGTAGGCGGAAATGGAACCCGCTTACCGCGTTGTGGCCTGCTCCATACCCGCCAAGGGCCTGATTGATCCCCTTGGCCTTTCCGTCCATGGCAATCACTTCCTGTTCCGCAATCGTGTTATATTGCGTAATGGAGTCAATTACCAACGTTTGGAAGCTGTGTTTGTCAGTCTGCAAAGCCCGCACCTGATCCATTATTTCCCAGGTATTCAGAGAAACAGGGAACATGGCAACGTCTGACCGATGCGCAATGGATTGCGTGCCGTCCTCAGTCCGGCAGAATACCGGATTGGGAAACATTGACGCCAATGTCGTTTTTCCAAGACCGCCAGCCGAAACCAGCGTGATTGCGATTGGCCGCTTTGATGGGCTGACCAACTGTTCAAGTAGACTCATGTTCTACCTCCTCTTTCTTTTCCTTGCTTGACTATAAAACATCTATCAAGTATAGTCAAGCACACAAGGAGATTTTTATGGACAAGATCGGTTTTGCAGAGGCGGCAAAGATTGTCGGCCTATCGGTTGCACACTTCCGCAACTGCTACAAAAAAATGGGCGTACCATATTATAAGGTAGGCGGAAAGATACGCGGTAAGGTATGGTTTTCTCCCCGCGAGATTCATGGATGGATGGAGTCAAACGCGCATAATCGCCCCGAATCCGCCGAGGAGTAACCAATGGACGTTTCATCATGGGTTTCACAGCATTTGCGAGTCCATAGGATAGACGGCGACAAGATCATAGTGCACTGCCCGATTGACGGCCACGAACATGGAGACGCAACAGCATCGGCTTGCGTGTATCCTGACAACACATGGTTTTCTTGCATGAAGCATGGGGACATGCCACTGTCACAGCTTGCGTCAATTCTTGGCGTCGAACCATTGCCGTATGAAAAACCGCAATCAAACTGCGTTGCAAGGTATGATTACTATGATCGCGGAGTACTGATCTATTACAAGGAAAAGTATGTAAAGCCGAATGGTGACAAGTCTTTTTGCTTTTTCACGGCAGACGGTAAGAAAGGATTGAACGGCGCAAAGCGCGTGCTATACAAGGCCGATCAACTGCGAACGGCATTGAAGCACGGCAAGACTATCTACATAACTGAGGGCGAAAAAGACGCCGACACAATGTCAAACCTTGGCTTCATTGCCACGTCAAGTGACTCAGGCGCGGCCAGGCCATGGGGAGAGGAATACCTTTCCGAGTTCACAGCAGGTTCAAGCGTGGTCATATGCCCTGACTTTGACGGCGTTGGCGTCCAGTTCGCAACCGCAAACGCGGCGGCACTAAAGGCACGCGGAGTAAACGTCAAGTGGCTGGATCTTGGATACGAAATCACCGAAAGCCATGGCAAGGATATATCGGACTGGATAACAGACGGACACAAGCCGGAAGAAATCCAGCAACATATCACAACTGAGTTCCGAGCAATACAGCCAAACTTCAAGTTGAAAAAGCTTTGCAGTTTCAACCTTTCTCCGCCTGATTGGCTGATTGACGGCCTACTTGAGCCTGACAGCCTGGCCATGTATTACGGGCCAAGCAATTCCGGAAAGTCATTTCATGTGCTCGACAAGTCGCTTTGCGTAGCGTCTGGAAAAGATTTCCACGGAAGAAAAGTTAAGAAAGGAGCTGTTGTATACCTTGCTGGCGAGGGTCACAGGGGCATAGTCAAGCGCACGTTTGCATGGTGCTTGCATCATGGTATAGACATTGACGAGCAAGAATGGTGGCTTGCAGAAAGGCCGTTTGATATGATGTCTGACTCATCTGTTGGCGACGTTATCGCGTCGATTGACCATTACTCCAAAGATCCACCGGCCATGGTTGTGATCGACACGCTGGCAAGAAACTTTGGTGACGGCGACGAAAACGCCACCAAAGACATGGCAAGGGTCATACGGTCAGCCGATGCAATACGCGTAAAATACCGATGCCTTGTCGTAATCGTGCACCACTCAGGCCACACAGAAGGCCGTGCGCGCGGTAACTCATCGCTACGCGGTGCAATGGATTTTGAGTACGAAGTCAACCAGGAAGGCGATACGATAACGGTTGTAAATAAGAAAATCAAAGACGGAGAAAAGCCTGCACCGATGGCGTTTGAGTTTATCGAAGTTGACTTGCGCATGGAAGGATTGTCATCTGCTGTGCTCAAACAAGTTGAGACAAAAGGAGAAAAAACGTCAAAAAGAATAACCGGAGAGAATCAGAAAAAGGCATTTGCCGAGCTTGAAAAGCTACACAAAGAGCAGAAAAACAACCTGATGCAAGGTGGAATTGACGCCGAGCCAATGGTTCTGATTGACGAATGGAAGGACAAAATGAAGTCAGTTGGTATAGACAGGAGGGCAATACAGCAGACGATAAAAGGTCTTGTGAACGGATTTTTTATCACGATTGACGAGCCATACGTAAAAATTGGCGACAGCATGGACGACTTTATAAGGAACAATTCTTAAAATGTCGTAATGTCGTAATCTGTCATATTACGACATATTAAGACCGTGCACACAGTCTGAAAAGTGTCGTAATGTCGTAAAACCCTTAAGGGTTACGACAATTACGACATTTTCAAGGCGCACCAGGCTATAAGGGAGAATGTCATGAAAATTATGGAAACTACAGATTGGTGTACATGGAATGGAGGATGCGAGGCTGTTGTTTGCCCGTATTGCGCAGAAAAAAATAATGGCAATGATTATTTTCTGCATCATGGAAAAATTGAAATTTTTTCAAGAGGAGAGGATGATGATATTGGTATGTACATATCGCATGACTCATCTGGACATCTAACCGTAGACAGCAAGTCAACGCTTGACGGAAACCCATCGCCAAGACGGCATGGATTGTCGATAACATTTAGTTGCGAAAACTGCGAGAATCATCCGATTCTTGATATTATCCAGCACAAGGGAAACACATTTGTCGGATGGCGAGATGGCCATTGACATTACATAACCCATGCAGTACACTACCTGCATGGATGCAATCGTAGACAGGTTAAAAGTTTTGATGGCCCGGGAGGAAATAGAAAAGGCTTCCGACCTTTCGTTTTTCCTTCTGGTCCCCGAGCAAACCGTGCGGGTTTGGCTCAGGGGTGGGGTGCCGAAGAAAAACAATCCGATCTGGCAGAAGCTTGATGGGCTTGGCGTATGAGCGATTCGGCGCTACACTGTTATACCGGAGATAGGAAGTAATCGA